GGCGTGCCTGACCACGGCGGACGTGATCGCCCTCTCGAAATGGCCGGATCAACGGATCAAGGATCGAGCCCAAAAATTGATCGACGGAAAACCTTTGGAATGACTTTGACCTGCGAGCAGATCCCCGGCTTAAATCCGGCCCATTGCTGCGCGGAATGTCACGCCCAAGGGGAGATTGAAGGACTGCACAAGATGGTGCGGGTCATCTTGCCGGATGATCGGCTGGTCTTGGTTTGTGCGGCCCAGATGCGACAGATCGAACGGAAACTGAAACGAACAGCAGCAACACATTTAGAACATGGAAAAAACATCTATCGCTTCCCGCGATACCCGGACACGCGTCACATGGAATGACGGTTCACGGCCCTTGATTGACCCGGTGGTCATCGAGCGGATCGTGCGGCACAAACCGAAAGGGAAAAAGAAATGACCGAACAAGAGATGGTCCATCGGCTGACCTTGTTGGGCGACATTATGCTGGTCAGTTTCCAGCTTAGCCACGACGTCATCAAATTCCTGGCCCGGATGATGGAGCTCAACGCCATCCCGGTGCAGCACCAGCGCGAAGTCGCGGCCAAGATACAGGACGCAATGATCAAAGGCCGATCAATCATGGCGGCATTTGAAGCACTCAACAAAAAGGATAAATGAGAAAAAAACCACAACCAAAAACGGACACTTTGGAGAAGATGGAAGCGGGATTAAACGCGGCCTTGCGAAAGCGCGGGATCTTCTTGGAACGCCAGAATTTCGCCTTGCGCGGGCGGCGGGCGGCAAAGATCAGGATGAAAGGAACAATGGTGAAAGAATAAAATGAATCTCCTCGGTCTAATCGTTCTTTCTGAGGAGTTACTGCTAGGCACGGGTGCCCTGCAGTTCGGGTTCTGGGTCGTTTATTTTTCGCAAATAATTTAAAGACTCTGGTTGCCCTGCGTTAAACAGGACGTACTATTCCGGCATGAACGAAAACACGAAACTAATGAAGGCGATTCGGGCGATGATAGACATGCCCCCGGTTTGCGAAAAAGAATTGGCGAACCGATTGGACGAGTTCGCGGGATTCGGAGCACGCCCCAATAGGTACAGGCTGACGTTCAACGAAAGCACGCAATATTTCGAGGCTGGCAATCAGACGGAAGCACAAACGAAAGCGTCTGTGATCTGTGGTAAAGCGGGTTTCAAATTGGAGCAGGTATAACATGAGAACCCGCTATCACGCTTATCACAACCGGATCATCCGGTGCACATGGTCGGTCTTCAACCCGGTTTGGACGGTAGAGGTGGCGCAATCTTTTGTGGTGGTTGATTTCTTTCAGGACCGGGAAACGGCCTATGTCTACCAACCCAACGGCGAACCCGTCACTTGCAAGACGAGCATCGACGCGGAGAAGTTCGGCATTGCGTGGATCGACAAACTGGAAGCGGATGAAGTGTGAAGAAGGTCGCAGGTTGGTTTGGGATCGCCGTTCTCTCAGCGGCGATCTTTTCGTCTAGTTTCCAGTTTGCCCGGTTTCATGTTGAGCGGCACAACGATTTAGTGCAATCGATCAAACAGCGGCGTCCGCTCTCGATGACGGTGGCGGCAACGGCGGAAGTGAACAAACAAATCAGGGATCTGGAATATCTACAGGATTGGTGGCGGGATCTGGGGGAAGCGGAAATGACGGTCTTTTTCTGGAGTGTTTTATAAAGAAATCGGTTGCGGTGCGTTAAACAAATGGTACTTAAAAAGCAATGAACAAAAAAACGAAACAAGGGTATTACGGAAAGTGCGAGTACGACGTGGGGGAAGAGAATTCGTATGGGACGGCGCGATATTTCGAGAAAGACGGGAAAGCGCGATTTGAGTGCAAGATTAATCTTCCAAACGGGAATCTGTTAATCTCGGAAGCGAATTATAAGCGAGTCGGCGAGGAGTGGTCGGTGATCGCGTTGGAGAGCAAAGCATACGAAACGGCAAAAGGCGGGTTGGGGTATATCGACGAAGGCGGCGAGATCGGGCGAGCGATGTTCACTTATTTCGAGGAGACAAAGCACGGGTATTTCACATGCAAGTTTGAACGTCCAGACGATCATTTGATGGAGCAGGGAACAACGTACGTAAGGGACGGAAAATCTTGGATATTAGACGCGGCGAAATGCAGCGTGGTAGAAGGAAAAAGAGAAGCGGTTGAAGGGTTCATCGATTATTAAACTGATGGACGGCGCCCCCGGGAAGGTGTAAAGAAGAGTACCTAGAAGCAGCTTAGTTTGTCTTGCTCGCCACAGCGTTGATTGCTGTGGCGAGATTTTTTTGTGCCGAAAATCGCAAATCAGGCGTAGATATTGGTTTATGCCTTTGAAACTCAATGTCCCCAGCCTGGACGATGTGCCCGAAGCCGCTCGGGGCCTTTACGTGCAGGACGGTGACCAATACAAGCTGGAAGTGGACGATGCGGTGCCCAAGGTTCGGTTCGAGGAATTCCGTGAAACCAATAAAGCGCAACGAAAAAAACTCGAAGAACTGGAGAACAGGTATAAAGGGATCGACCCGGAAGAAGTGAAGTCCTTCCGTGAAAAATATCGGGACGTCGATCTGGAAGAAGTCAACGCCATCAAACAGGAGTTGGCCGATCTCAAAAACAAGGATGGCAAAGTCAAGGAACAGACCAAGGCCGAGTTAGAAAAGCAGATCAAGGAACTCCACGACAAACACGTCAAGGAGATGCAGATCGCCACGGCCAATTGGGAGAAGGAAAAAGGGGATCGGGACGCCCTTTTGACCTCGCGGGAAAAAGCTTTATCGACCGCCTTGATTGAGAATCAGATCGCGACCCTCTCAAACGAGAACTCAGTCCGGCCCGAAGCGTTGCCGGATATCTCGTCCCGCGGCCGGAACGTCTTCAAGCTGGAGAACGGGGTAGTGATCCCTTACCGGGCGGACGGCGAGAAATGGTTCTCGGACGCGACCGGCGAGCTGATGACCATGAAAGAATGGTTCAAGTTGCTCTTGAAAGAGGCCCCGCACCTCTTCAGGGAGAACACCGGGACAGGGGCCAACGGGGCGGGGACAGTGCACGGCGGGCAGCAGGGCAAGCCGGAAGTCAAAGAGAACCCGTGGCAAACCGGGAATCGGACCAAGCAAGGCCAGATCATGAAAGACGATATTGCTGAGGCCCGGAGATTAGCGCAAGCGGCGGGGTACAAGCGGGTGCCGTTCTGAGCCCGCATGATGTTATTAAGTTTGCCGACGCCCCGATCTTTGGCGTGCCGGATTGGGGCGTTATGCGTCCGCCCTGGTTGCGCGTCTCGGCCGGATTCGGGGATCTGATCGCTTTTGCAGGAGCAGCGGTTGAGCAGGCTAAACACGGCCCGATCAAGATTCCTTGTTTATCCAACAACACCTTGAGCGCCCAGGATCTCTTCAGGGATCACCCGAACATCGAGATTGTCGATCTGGACCTCTCGCCTGACAAACGTTGGACTCGCGAAGAGATCGAGGAGCCGGGAATCAACCTGATCATGGGGGTGGAAAACATTTATCCGCGTGACAGCCAGACGGATTGTTACCAGTACGTCTACGAAAAATTAGGGTTGGATTACAACCTCAGGTGGGATTCGTGCCCGTTGGAAACGGCGGTTAAAAATGTTAAGCAAGTTTTTACTGATACCGACGAATACGCTTTTGTGCATCATGACCCGGCCCGGGGATACCTGATTGATCACAACCGGATCAGCGGGGAAGACCGGAATTACCCAGTAGTGATGCCTGTGTTCTGGGTGGACCGGAGCATCTTGAGTTTCGCGTCGGTGATCATCGACGCTCAGGCGGGGCACGTCATCGATTCGGCTTTCTTCTGGATGGCGGAACATCTCCCGCGCAAAGGGCGATGGACTTTGCATCGGTACGCCAAGAAGCCGCATCTGGAAGTCTGGAGTGATTTCACGACCCGGCAAGAGTGGATTGTTCTGACATGAACGAGTTCATGCTCTTGACGGGCGAGATGTTGGAAGTCTATCTGGCCGACACCAAACAACCGGACGGCGATTGGGGCGATCTCGATGAGAAATGGCTCAGGTTAAGTTTGCGGACAGGGGACGCCATAGCTTTGGCCGGCGCGGCGGTCACCTTGGGGGAACGGTACGGAGAAATCATTTTTCCTTGCCTGGCCCGGGACGAAACCAATGTCCGGAGTTTGTTTGTCTGCACCCCAACCGTGAAGGTGGTCCGGTTGAAAGAATTAGGCCAAGTCTTCAACCAGAACGGATTGACCACCCCTGGCGTGGGGTTGACCATCGCCGTCGAGAGCGTCTTGCCGCGTTTCAGCAAAGCGGAATATTACGAGCACATCTACGCATCGTGCGGAGTCCCGTACGAATACCGGTGGACCCGGTGCCCGTTATCAGTGGCGGCGGAATGCGTGGAGCAGGTCAGGACGGATTGCAAAGAGTACGTCTTTTATCACGACGACCCGTTGCGGGGTTACCGGATCAACGTTACCCACATTCCGACCGATCATTTTCATTACCCGATTATCTGCCCAGAGTACGAAGCAGGCCGGTCAATCCTAGCGTATAAAGACCTGCTCCGACGCGCCAAACACCGGCACGTGATAGATTCAGCGTTCTGGTGGATGTTGGAGCACCTTGGGATCGGTGGGCATTACCATCGGTACGCTAAACAACCGCGCACGGCGGGCTGGACTGATTTTAAGGCGCGTTCGGATTGGACAATCATTGATTAACGTGCCAAGTTCGGCGGTTAAGACTGAAGGTTTGATCCGTGCGCGGTGGCGCACATCGCAAGCGGGTGCCTTTGTCGGGGATTGTTTAGTGGCGCGTAGACACTAGAACGAACCCTCGGGCGCGTAGTCCGGAAAAAGAAACCACAATTCAAAAGGTGTTCATTTTTTCCGGCACAGAAACGCAAATGACACCCCAATAAAAATGCGGAGTGCCGGTTGAGGAAAATCTTAACATGGCAGCAGGAGTAACCAGCATCGCGGACGTTATCGTCCCTACGCATTTCGCGCCGTACGTAATTGAGCGAACCGCCCAGTTATCGGCTTTCTTCCGATCAGGGATCGTGGAGACTGACCCGGAGTACGACGATATCGCGTCTATGGGCGGGACCATCAACAACATGCCATTCTGGCAGGATATTAAGGACCCGTCCCAACAGCTCTCGGATTCGGTTCGGATGACCACCAACAAGATCTTGGCGGCCAACGATCAGTGCATCACCCACGTTCGAGGCAACGCGTGGAGCGCCAACGATCTCGCGAAATACATGTCCGGTGACGACCCGCTTGGGGCCATTGAAGATCTGATCGCGGCTTATTGGGCGCGGGATATGGAATCGATGATGCTGGCGATGTTAGCCGGCGTATTCGCGGCGGCCAGTATGTCGGTCAACGTGCAGACAATCGGCATAGCTAGCGGCACGCTAGCGGCCACCAATTACCTGACTGGTGAAACGTTCATCGGAGGCAAGTTCCTCTTGGGGGACAATTGCGAAAAACTGGTAGCCGTCGCCATGCATTCAGCGACCGAAGCGGCCCTCCTGAAACTCGATCTGATCGATTTCATCCCGCAATCAGAAGGCAAAGCGGACCTCAAGAAGTTTCAAGGTCTTGACGTCATCACTGATGACAACCTCCCGGTAGCCCTCGGAGCGACCCGGCCTTTCGATCTCTACACCACCTATTTGTTCGGGGAAGGTGCTATCGCAATGGGGACAGACCCTCGCGCTGGCGACCCGGTGATCGGCGGATTCGGGACCTGGGCGGTAGAACTCGGGCGCGATCCGTTAGGCAACCAGACCAACTTGATCAACCGGAAACGGTTTGTCCTGCATCCTCGGGGAATCAGGTTTACCAACTTCCAAGTCACGGCCCCGTACCCATCGCCGTCTAACACCGATTTGGCGGTGGCGTTGAACTGGGCACGCGTCTTTGAAGCGAAAAACGTCCGGATTGTCGCTCTGGTGCACAACAATTTGGTCAACCGCGCGGCGGCTGGATTGACTTAATCGCGGTTGAGCCTACGATGGGCCTTGTACATCAAGTGGCCCATATGTTGCGAGCGGTCTGGTTGAATGTGTGTGCATTCGGTGGGCCGCTCGCTTATTTTTGAGGGGTTATGGGAACGCGAGCATCAAAACATTTTGTCGGACAACGGGACCCGAACCGCAGAGTCTATAGTCGCCGGGTACGAAGACCAGTGATCAGCGTCGAAAAGTACGTGGCGCAGATACAGAAGGAGCAGAATGTCCACGTTGAAGCTGAGAAGCACAGTGTCGATGGCATCAGTCCGGTGGTTGTTGCGGAAAAACCGCCGCCGCCGCGCAGCCGAAGACCTGGGGTTAGATGACCCGTTTGTTTCCCCGGCCCGACAGTTTACTGGGACCAACACCAGATTACTTTTACCAGGGATGTTTCCAGACAGGGGCGGACCGACCGGTCCAAGTCGCGGCGAGTTTAGAGCCAAGGTGCGGATTCGTTTTATAAATCACGCTAACCTGCTCAAGGTATGAGCGCCTTAGAATCGGTCGGAACGTTTCAGTCGAACGCAGCGGGTGATTTAATAGGCGGTTACCCATTGTTCTCGGGATCAGTGTTAGTGATCGAAGACGGTAGAGTCAGAACGATTGCTAACACTCCCCGCTGCGCAAACTCATACGCCAGTCTGGACGTCGCTAATCAATACATGGAGTTCAGGTCAGGGGCGGACAATTGGTATAACGCCGATCCAACCACCCGAGTCAGAGCGTTAGTGGACGCAGCCAGAATCTTGGATATCTCCTTCATCTGGATGGGGTGGAAAACCCTTCGGGATTCGCCTCTGCGCTGGCCGCGCACCTATTGTCCAGATCCGGACACCCGGCTTGGTTATTACCCGGCGATTGCTCAGCCTTCCAACACCATTGTGGGTAACACAGGCGGGTTGATCTGGCCTGCGTATTACCCGAGCGACTACATCCCGCCTAGACTGATCTACGCCCAGATCGAGCTGGCCTTGCGGGTGGTAGGCAATTACGGCAAGACGGTGATGCAAGCTAACCAGCCGTATCAGGACGCGGCCATCACTGGGATCGGGATCGGGCAAGGGGCCATTGACCTCAAGATGGAACCGCTCAAGGCAAGTGCCTCGGGCGGAATCGGTTTGATAGACGACATGATTGTCAGGCTGTGTTCAGGGATCGGACAACCGGTCGTCGGAGGAGCAGGAACAGTCAAAAGATTGAGGCGGGTTTGAATCATGATGAAAGTCGGCGACGAACTGGTAGCGGAATTCAACGGATTTAGATTGGCCTCAGTAGTCAGGGCGGTGGACGAAGAGGGGCGGATCCTGCTTGATATCATCGGCGACGAACACGGATTAGGCGGAGCCCACGACGGGATGATGATGTGGATCGCACAGGAAGACGTGGATGAATCTTAAAGCAATAATCCAGACCAATGTGTCCCGGGCCTTTGCCCTCGTCGAAGACCTGACGCCCCTGGTCACCTTCCAGATGCAGATTGTCTGGAACATTAATCCGGTCACTGATTCTGAGGTCAGGGTGCCGATGGTCACCAAGACGGTGCCTGCCGTGCAATGGAACAACATCCCTCTCCGCAACGACGCGGGGTACTTGACCTATACCGAGATGATCGTGGTGCAGCAATGGACGGACGCCCCGCCCCCGGGCCTTAACGATCTGATGGTTGATCCGGACGGGGTAATCAGGCAATTGGAGAAGATCGACGACGATCCGGCCGACGCCTGTTGGGTAATCACTTTACGCGGCCCCACGGCCCAAACTTGAATGGCTTCCTTCACCCTCCAATGTCAAGCGTTCGCCGAAAAGATCGACGTCAATCTTTCGACCGTGGTCCGCAAAGTGGCCGCAGGGATTTATTCGGATATCATCAAGGCGTGGCCGGTGGATACCGGGTATTCGCGCCGGAACTGGCAAGTCTCAGTGGATACCCCGGCTAGCGGGACAATCGGGGAACCGCCCAAAAAGAACGGGGAAGTCTTGCTGCCGCTCTACGACCCGCAAGGGCAAGACACCGTGTTGCCGGTCAAGAAAGGCGATCTTGATATCTGGATCGTCAACAACGTGGAGTATGCCGAAGCGTTGGAAAACGGGCATTCCAAACAAGCTCCGCACGGCGCGGTTCGGATTGCTATTGCCTCGGTACAAGCGAGAATGGATTCGATCATCGCGACGATTGACGAAGGATAAAATGATCGACCGCAACCAGCGAGAGCAAGTGATCCTGACGGCGCATTTCGTGGATTCGTTTGTCATGGCGAACCCCACTTTGTTGGTCAAATACGAGAACCGGAACATCACCGAACCTTCGGGCGGGATCTGGGCGGCGTTCACCATCACTAGCGGGAAAGTCAGTGAAGCGGCGGTGGGCGGATTGATCATGCGCGGGATCGGGTTGTTGTTCCTGCAGATCTTCATGGCAGAAAATTTCGGGGTCATGAAGGCGCGGACTTTGGCCGACAATTTCTCGGACGCGTTCATGCGTCAAAACTTTCCTTATAGCGACGGGATATCCTCTGGAAACATCTGGACACGGGAACCGCAACTGGCAAAAGGCCCGTTGCGTTTGGGTTGGATCGAGTGGACGGTGGGAATTGACTTCCAGCACGACCAATATATGGATCCAGTATCCGGCGTCCCATGAGAAACCCCATTGAACAAAACGATCATGGGTTACTGATCGCAATTCGCGACGAAAACCGTCTCTTCATTTCAAGCGTCATGTCGAGAATGGAAAACTTAGAACGCTTAGTGATAATAAAAATGCAAATTGATGACCGATTACTTCAACAGGTAGTAGACGCTTTTGACGTCGCTTTAGACGCCTTGGCGGGTGACACCACGGCCCTGTCTAACAAAGACGCCACTATTGCGGACCTAACCACCAAACTGGCCCCGAACCCGGAATTGCTGGCCAAGGTCAACGGGGTTCTAGCCAAAGCGTTGCAAGCAACCCCAGGTGGGCAACAGCCGCCAACTGAGCAACAACCTCCTCCACCTGATGAAGCGGCCACCGGGACGCCTGAGGTACAACCGGTCTAAAAGATGCTGACAGTCCAAAAACTGGAGACGTTATTTGCGACCTTTACCGAGATGATTAACACCCATCGGGATGATCAAGAAACGATTGCTGGTTTGAGGGCGCGGGTAGCCACTTTGACGGAAAACACCGCAGCGTTGCAGGACCCCAAAGTGTTGAATCAACTCGACGCGTTGCAAGACGCCGCCGAACGAGCGACGGGGCATCAAGCCCCGTTGTGAGGAAAGGAAAAAGATGAGTCTTCTTTTAATTATCCTTTTGGTTCTCCTGATCTTAGGAGGCGGAGGCGGTTATTATGGGTACAGATCAGGGGCTTACGGGGCAGGCGGGATGTGGGGCATTATCGTCTTGGTCTTGGTGATCTGCCTGATTGTTTATTTGGTCAGAGGAAGTTTCTAAAAAGATGCCGGATCCGGAGCCACCTGTTACGCCTTCAGTGGTGCAAGCGCCGGGGTTGACTCCCGCATCGAGCAGGGCGGTTTTAGTGCACACGGCTATCTGTCTGGTGGTCTTGGTGCTGACAGGGATAGCGTGCGCTCATTTCAATCTCCCGGGCGTCTTGACCGACGCCCTCTTGACCACGGTGGGATTGGTTTTGGTAGCTACAGGATTGATGGACGCCACCAGCGCGGCGAACTCGAAAACTTTAGCCGTCCAATTAACCGCCCAGCTCAACGAAGCACTTAAAGCGGTACAAATGGATGTGGCGGCGAAACACGAAGTGAACGCGGCGGCCATCGCCATAAACGAAATGGATATCAAAGCCTTAGCGGCCCACCCGGTATTGGAACCACCCATACCGGAAATAAGCTTGGATAACCCACCTAAAAAGGAGTAAAGGAAAGTCTCATGTCGGATTCAAATTTAGCTAGCCTGGCCCAAGTTGCTGAAACTTCTTGGGGAGTCCTTCCGGCATCGCCGGTCTTCGCCCAGAAACGTTTCACCAAAGAAACGATGGCTTACAGCAAGGAAACTGTAATCTCGGGCGAGATCAGGGCAGATCGCCAAATCCCCGACGTCTTGCAAGTCGGGTACACGGCTAATGGCGGTTACGATTTTGAGTTGAGTGCTGGCGAATTGAATCTTTTGCTGCAAAACACCTTGTTCTGCACCCCGTTGGTGGTGAACCTTCCGGCTGTTTCGGTGACCATCGTGGCGGGGCCGAAATCGATCACAGGCGCGACAGGCGTTTTCTCGGCTCTGTTACCTCTGCAACGAATCAGGATCTCGGGGACAGGGGCGAACGACGACATTTATACGGTGGTGACGGTAGCGGGAAACGGAGCCTCATTCACGGTCGGCGAACCGGTGGTGGCTTACACAGGGACAGCCACCTTCAGTTCGATTTTTTATAGCAACGGCGTGGTCCGCAACTCTCTGGCGATGGAAGTCGGACTGGGCGCTAGTTCGTTTGTCCAGTTCTCGGGAATGATGGTCAACACTTGCAAGTTCACGCTGGAAGCCAAGAAGATCGCGGTGGGTAGCGCCACGTTCCTTGGCGGGGCGGCAACCTCATCGCCCACCTCGATCTCGGCAGCAGCGTATACCCCGGCCACTACCAGTCCGATTCTCAATTGTTCCTCCAACGTCGGGCGGTTGTTCTCGAATGGGGTAGCGTTCAACACTGGGATCAAGATGTTGACGATTGACGTCAATAATTCCTTGAGGCCGCAGCCGGCCGTTGGCAGTGCAGCTTTGTTCGGGGTTGGAGTAGGTCAATGCAAGGTCAGCGGATCGATGCAACTCTATTTCAAAGACCTGACCTTTTATAACACGTTCATCAGCCATACCCCGACTTCTTTGTCTGTGGTCTTGAGCGATTCGAGCGATCACGGGTTCTCGTTTACCTTGCCGAGGATCCAGATCGACACCGGGAAAACGGATATCCCGGCCGTCAACACCGACATCATGTTGGACGTGACTTTTTTGGCGACCTTGGATCCGGTCAGCGGGATGACCATGCAAGTGACCCAAGTTTA